GTCAATTCTGTCCGCGAACCAGTCCTGAAGGCCAAGACGACCTTCTTCCCGGATCGAGAACGGAACTCGCTGTTCCGACATACGCCCGCCGACCCTTACAGCATGACGCAGTTGATTGATCACTACGTCGTCGTAATAAGTCGTCAGAGCCTCTTCGTTGCCCTCCAGTGTACCATCGCCCTGAATACCATCGCCAGACAGCAGCATACGCAAACCAACGCGGATGCGGTCGCCGGGAGACTTCGCAAGGTCTTCCTGGTAACACAAGAGGGAATTGGCGTTTTTGCCCATGAACTTCGAAACCCAGGTCTGGGAAAGGCTCTCGTGAAAGAGCTTCTTCGACCAGAGTTTCACCGCCAACGGGTGATTCACGCCATAGCTTGTTGCAGCCATAGCTCTATTCCCTTGTGAGTTGAAAGATGAGTGACGTTTACGCTGTCAAGCGAATGCACCCACTCACGCAGGGTGAAGCGAATGGCTGTTTTACGGCTGCCGGGCCGAAACGGGTTTCCCCGGTATTATGTGGCGCCCATGATCTTGCCCCACTTGCCTTCCTTCATGGCATCGGCAAAATCGGCGTCATCCATCTCTGCGAGCACGTCAATATCAAGGACTCGCTCCTCGCTACCTCCCGCGTTAGACAGAGATGTACTTTTCTGTTGACCCTTCTCAATGGTGTCAAGTTTCCCCGGCTGTTTTGCAGCCTTCGCGTATCCCCTTGATTTGGCTATGTTATAAGCCATCTCGGCGACGTTCGCGTTATTCTGGGCCGCCATCTGGGTTAACTGTACGGCCTCTTGATTCAACATTTGTTCAATCTGCACGGGGTCAGCAATCCCCATAGCAATAAATTCCTGCGCCCGGCCCATGCGAAGATGCTTCACAGCGTCATCGTAATCGGGGTGTTCGACCCTGAATTCATTCTCGGTAAATACAACCCTCTGGGTCAACTCAGCCTGCGCCGCTGCTGCCTGCTGATGCTGGGTGTTTTCCTCCATTTGCTTCTGGAGGTCTTCCACCGTCTTCCCAGTCTGGTTTTCCTTCTGTCTCAGATGCTCAAAGGGGTCTTCCTCGTAAGCGGGAATCTCCGGCTCTTGAGGCTTGAACCTTTCGTTGATGATGTTCAGCCGCTCGTCAAGACGGGCGAACTTCTCCTTTTCGGCCTGTAATTCGGCCTGAGCATCCTGGCGCTTCTTTCTCTCCGCCTGTAATTCAGGCAGAGGGACGCGCGGGGTCTCCTTTTCCTCTTCTTCTTCGACCTCTACGGGGGTCTCATCCGATTCAACAGGTTCGGCCTGTTGCTCCGCTTCGACTTCTTTTACGCCGTCGTCGTCGGCGGTCTGAACTTCAGCTTCGGCTTCTTTAACCTCGGCTTCAAGTTCATCCAACAGTTCGTTGGGCACTCTGTTTCTCCTTGATTTTAAGTTCTCCCTCGACCTTCTTTTCCTCAAGTTCGAGAGTTTCCATAACCTCTTTCACCCGCAGGGCAAACTCCCTGTCGGATTCCTTCACGTCCTGAGCAAACTTCAACTTATCAATCACGTCATCAAGCTGAACCTGCGTCATTTTAATCTCTTGGCCGACCTTCAGCCTGGCGTTCTCCTGCCCGAGTTTTTCAACCTGCCCCTGGAGTTCTTCCATCTGCTTCTGGACCTCGGGAGGAACTTGAGCGCCCTGTTTAAGGGATTCCTTCCACTTGGTCACTAAAGATTGGGGTAGGGGTGAATAATCTAATATTTCAGGAGGAATGGCCATGCCCTGTTTCATCACCATCGGGAGAATCTGAGACATAATCTGGAAGGTCCGCTCCTTCTGGTTCGGACTCGACGCTGCCTCGTCAACGATGATGTCGTATTTCAGAACTTTGTCGTCCTTTGTAAGGGGGACATATTTAGCCCCCTCTTCTCCGGTGATTCTGACTAATCTATCGTCGGAGATGTATTCTTTTATAAAGTACAGAAGGACTCGGCCCTGATTCTTCCGATACCTTCGGAGAGAGTTAAACAACCCTCCAAGAATGGTCAATCCAGCTTCTCGTCGCTGATACTCCAAGACTCCGGCTTGATTCCTGTCAGCCATCCCCAACATTTCTAAGTTAACACCCGTGACAGAGTAATGCGCGTCAACGGCGAACTCCATCAGCCTGTCTAAACCAGTAGGGTAAGGAACCGTTGGCTTGGGTTGAATCGCTCCTCTTTGAAGTGCTCCCTTGGCCGTGGTAACGACGGAATCGGCCCTCGCCCAGTTCTTCTCCGACTTTCTCTGGTCTACAAAGGCTCCGTCCTCCGCCATAATCCCACCCTTGGCGTTGGAATTAATAACATGGAGAATCTGGGAGTAGAACTTGTTGGCCCACATCTGCGGGTCTTTCATCGCCTTAACTAAACCGTACCACGTGTTCTTGTTTCTATCCCTCTTCGCGGTAATGCACTGATAGGTGAAGTCAGTCTCGCACGGCCCCAATCCTTCTTCCAGGATGGTTTCGCCGGAAATGAACGCCCTCTTGTAAACCCTTCTCGTCTGCTTCAAATATTTAGTTCCAGTTTGTTCGAGCTGGTCTTTTAAGAGGGCGAACCTCTTTGCATCGAATTCCTGGACGCCTTCTTCGCCCTGAACCCGATAAACACTTTCACGCTCCCACCACTGATACTCTACTACCTTTACGGTTTTCTTATCGGGGCGGGTGTCCCATTTTTCATAATCTGTCTCTGCGTATTCGTCGGGGGAGTTCGCATTCGACTCAAATCCCGTCGCCTCGTCTGAGGCCCCATCCCACGGGCCTTTTTGAATGACATCATCCGCCTTGTTGGGCCACATCGCTTTTAAATCTTCGACCTTTAACTTCTTGACCCGCATCTGCCATCTTGCATCGGACAGATTTCTCTTCTTCGCATCGGGGTCCCACCACATCTCTAAAGGATCAACCCGGTCTATCCTAACCTCCCCGTCAAGGTCACTTTCGTAATCCATGCGGGTTTCGGTCCAGCCCATCCCACAGGTAGTGGCGTCCATGAACGCATCAGACTCTTCATCCTCTGCGTCACACTGATCTCGCACCCACCTAGCAGATTCGGAGAGAGTTTCATTCACCCCTGAGTCGTCCACCGTTCTGGGGAGGTATCTCACTTCCTGTCTGTTATTGATTTCAGAACCAGCAACCGCTTCGATAATCGGTCCCACACGATTGAAAGTGATGATTGGTCGTAACTGTTCCCTCAACAACTGCTTATCGGAGTCGTCCCACTGCTCGCCAGCAACGAAGTCATAATCGTCCCGCGCGTCTTTCCTCCAACCCTTCGAATGTTCCTCTGCGCGCTTGAACTTCTCGTTTACTGTCTTGACGAGACCAAGGACTTCCTCCCCGCCGGCCATTTCTGTTTCAGCCATTGTTTCTATTCCTCAATTCTGCAAGGAAAAGAGTGTCAACATTTGAAAAATCTGTCTCAAATGACACGGTAAAGCTTGAGCCCGTATAACCCCCGTCAATCCAGCCCGTCCCATCTTCTTCGATAACCTCTTCAGGAACGTGTTTTGCCAGAATAGCGGTGACGGGCGCCGCAGCAAACATCTTGAATAATCCGCGCCTCGATGTTTTCATCAGTTTGACATCCATGAGTTTGTGGGTTCGGCGCCGGTCATTTTATATCTCTCTTTTCGTCCCTTTGAATGATCGACATATCTGTCCTGAATCCCTAATGCAAGAGTCTGGAATCCATCTGCGGGATGGGAACACCAATCGTGTAGTGGTCGGTCTCTAAAAGTACGATTCTTGTCATCCCACTCCCTTCGATACTGACGGAGAGCTTCGATCCCTTCAGCACATCTTCCATCATCAATTCGACAGCGGGGGAGTATCGCTCGTACAGCGTTGATTCCGTCATCCTTTATCCTCACCTGTGCAACAATGTCGAAATCAAGGCCGAGAGCAGAAGCCTGCTCCTGTCGAGTCTTCCCGGTTCCCCATTCTTTTGCTTCGAGATCGTGGGGTCCGTAGTGGGTGTTGTAGGAGTATTTTTTCTTCTTCGCTCTCTCGTCCAGGACATTCTTGTAATGCGCCATCCCCTCTCCCCTATTCGAGTAGAAGTCAATGACGTTTATCCATCCTCCCGATTGCTGGAAGAACCAAATAACTGTGTCGTCGCCAATTCCGATATCCCATCCGGTAGAGACTGGAAGTGCCGGATCAAACGGGACACTTGCAATTCTTCCATCTTCGTCAGCTTCCGCGAGAAGTTTCCCGTAGTACGATCCTTTAACAGCGGCGGTGAAGGAACATTCGAACTCTTGATCGTATTCATCGTCGTCCATCTCCATCTTCGCGGAGTCCAACTCTCCTGGATCAATGATTCTCGTTTCAGATGCTTTATACATACAAGAAAACCAGTCAGGATTTCGTTTTGCGAAGTCGTAGATGTCCCAGAACTGATTATGCCCCATCGGAGTCCCGATGGAG